TTTGTAGTTCTGGTATTTCTACAGGTTTGTGTGTAAACATAATATTTCCTCAAGTTGTATTTCATTATTATATCAAATTAAAACAGGTTTGTCAAGAAGGAAGGTATACTCCTGCCATCTTAAATGCTTCTGTTTCTGTTTCGGTATTTCTTCTAGTCCATCCTTTACCAAAGGTATCGAATGTACTTAGACTTTCGTAGAAGTTTTGTCGTACCTCAGTGTAATTTGCAATTGCACCTTCGATACCTTCTTCGTCAATATACTCATCTAGTTTTTTAAGAGTGTTTGGCCCGATGCCACCATCTGCAACTGTACCAATCATTGACTGAAGTTTCTTTGCAGCTCTTCCTGTACCAGAATTAACGGCCCAGTCAAAAACGCAAAGGTCTAAACCTTCTGGAATTTGGTCTGCTTTTACTCTATCCCAATAGTTATTTTTGTAGATAGGTGCGACATCTTCAAATTCTAAATCTTTCATGTCCTTCTGTTGAAGGTCATTTTCCATACACCACTTTTCGTAGACCCTTTTGGTTACACCCATATTAGTTTCACCGCCTGGGTCTTTAGGATGATTCACATATCCGCCTTCATGGTGGAGTATGAGTTTCAAACATTCATCAAAGTTGCTCATTTACCTTGTCCTCTGTATTTTTTAAAACTACGTCTTTTGTGTTTGTTCATTGTAGACGTAATTGGTTTCTTTCCCATTGAAGTACCTTTTGAAGTACCCTCATGAGCGATTGCATTACTATACATCTTTGCCATTATATTTCAACTCCCTGTTTGATTTTATTGATTAGATAACTACGAACCAAACCAGAACGTACAATGTCTCCGATAGTAAATTCAATCGTAGAAAATTCTTCCATTGCTTCTAGAATTGCCATGAATGAACCTAGTCCTTCTTTCTCACCATTCTTCTGTAAATCGGTCTGGAAATAATCACCAGAGAATATAATCTTACTATCCTGTCCTACTCTGGTCATGATAGTATCCAATTCGTGGAAGTTTAGATTCTGACATTCATCGACTATGATGATGGCATTATCTAATGTGATACCACGCAAGAATGAGGTGGTGAGGAACATAACACTACCCTGTACTTTTAGTCTGTCGTACAACATACTAAACGCACTATCAGATGCTTGTTCAAACATAAACTGTACCATGTTCTGATATGGTACTTGGAACAATGCAGTCTTATCTTCTTCATCACCTGGCAAGAATCCAATTTCCCTAGTGGGAACTGCACTTCTTACAATGTATACACATTCATATGGGGTTGATGGGTCTAAAACTTCTTGTAGTGCAAGATACAGTGAGATAAAGGTTTTACCTGTACCAGCAGCACCGTGTAGAAATAAATTCTTTCCACTTCCGTACTCGTTAAATACGAGTTTTTGATTATCTGTAATTGGTTTGACTTTCACCAAACTATCAATTGTCACATCTTTTTTCTTTGCCATGTTTTTACTCACTATAATTAAAGTCGGAGCGATAGGTTTACTATCGCTCCTGTGCAACGGTGGATTGACCACTCAGCTTCCAATCTCTTTGCGAGGGTGCTGTAGTATCTCACTGGCACAGTTCTATTTATATCACTTTGTGTTTCTTTAACACTTCTCTAGTCTTAATTTCCTTCGTTGACTTCTTGCCGTATCTATCTGCCAAACTAGATGATGGGTGTGCTTCTGCAATACGTTGTAGGTTCTCTGTCCATCCAGAATCGTTCTTGATGCGGTCACCTGTTCCACCAGACATTGAAAACATTGATGGGGTTTGTTGAATGTGTGGATTATTTTTTAGATATTCCTCACGACCAGACATAGTAAAGAACTCTTCAAATTCTTCACCAGTTTCTTTGTTTTTAAAATTATAATACGGCATTATTTTCTCAATCTATCTAACTCTTCAGTTAATTCTTTTACTCTCATTTGCAAATTATGAACTTGATATTGCATTTCTGAAATATCTTTTTTGAGTAAATCTTCTTTAGTTACAGTTGAAGTACTAGTAGTCCATCCTCTAAGATTATTGTGTGTTGTTACATCATCAACAGGGTCTTCCATATCATCCTCCTGCCTCATCTTCCATAACATCCAATCATAATAACGCTCTGGTTCTTTATCAACTAAATTACTCATGCTGCTTGTTCGTACCAGTAAGGCATTCCTCTTTTTGTCCACTTCGCTAAATGTTGCTTATACTTTATATAGTAGTCGTGATATGCACGAATTGAACTGTCTGGATTCTTTACGTCATCGAACATTGCTTGATACGGTTCACAGAAACCCAACTCATACATATTGTTTGGTGGTTCTTTCAGTGCATCATTCAGTTTACGATAACTCTCATGAGGTACATCTTTATTGTAACGATACATGAACTCTGTATTCAGTTCAGTCCACATCTGATACAACCACATATAATTTTGTTTTGAATGTCGTACCCAAATACCACTAGGGTGTTTGACATGAGATGCCTTGTACAAAACGTGTTCAAGATTACTGTTCATTCTCCACCGTTGTATCTTACGTCCATTCGCAGTCTTACCATAGTAAAACTCACCGTCAAGATAACGGTGTGCAGTGGACATCAACTGTGCGTACTCAATAATCATTTTACTGCAATGACTGTCGTTGTGCATCTGAGCACAAACTTTTGGGTCATTGTTAAGATAGAATATATTCATCCAATAGTCTCCAACCAATATTTTTTATACATTGTCGAACCTAGTTCAACTGTTTGTATACAACCAGATAACATTATACTAAGGAATATTAGAAATGTCAAGGACTTCATTCTTGAATTTCCCAACGATAGAAAATGTGGTCTTCAATCTCTATTGTCTTGGTCTTAGTCTTTGCCCATGCTGGTTCTACATAGTCTGCATGATAGTGTGTTGCACCTTCTGTAATGTCTGCAATGGTGTAACTACCATCCACTACACCTGTAGTCAACTCAAAGATTCGATTAAAGGTTTCCATGTCGTGTACTCTATCTGATTTACCATCACAGTACCAACTGAACTGACAACGATTCTTTACAGGTATCATAACTGTTTGGTCTTTCCAACTAGGACGATGTGGGCCTTCATAAACCACTCCACAGATTGTGTTAGGAAATCGTTTGTCATTCATACGATTTACCGTGACAGATATAACTGCCATCTGACCAGCGAGTGGTTGGTTTCGTGCTTCAAAATATACATTCTGTGCAAGACAAAATGATTCATCAATCATGAATTGTTTTTGTGTCGGTACTGTATCTGCATTTGCAGTTGGTGTCATCGACAGGAATGTTCCCAGAACAAGTTCTTTAAGCATTAAACGCCTCCATGTATTCTGGGTTGTCTGTTTCAAAGATAACAAAAGGAAAATACTTATCCATTGTCTTTACTAGATTCATATAGTCACCAGACTGCATTTCATTTGTTATCGTAACATCATCTAACCCACATTGTTTTGCGAGTTGTTGTGCAGTACCTAAAAGGTAAAACGCATTACCATTTGGGCCATCAAGGTCTATTGTCAATGCCTTGTTTTCTTTTTGTTTCATCATTATATTTTCTCCCCTTCAAGAGTTTCAAAACCACACGGAGCAACAACATATTTCTCCGTACCAACCAAAACTTGGTCACCGACTGAAGTAGACCTTAGACCCATACCACTAGAGATATCACCCATAACAGTAACATCATCGTTACCATCCTCAGGCATCTTCAGTGACCAACTGTCAAAGATATTTTGTGTCCAACGATATGCATATTCAAGTTTCTGACCTAATGTCATATCCTCTGGTACATTTACGAATGCGACTGTAGACGGTGTGTCCTCAAACGCTGTGTGAATAACTGCAACTTGTTCCATTATATAATCTCCTCATTCCATACTAGGTTTGCAAATTTGTCTTGTAGACGATACGCTTCCTTCTCCCAAGGTAAGTCGTAATACTTTGTGTTAGGATTGACCTTGCGACCTCTCCAAACTGACTGACCATTCTCAACGAGATTGTCATTCATTTCTTTTCTGGCATACTGTTTGACATGAATCATCTCATGACAAATTGTAGTAACCAATTCTTTGATAGTCATATCTTTAGAAATTTCAAGAGTGAACTCACGGTTTGTATCATTCATTTGACACCAACCAACGACATCACCTGTAAGTTTCTGTAGATTGATTTCGATATCCAGAGTTCTCATTCTAGGCATCAGTTTACCAATCATAAAGTTAGCAACATCTTCACAGATTTTTCTCTGGATTTTGTTACCCCCATTTGCAGTGACGTAATTCATATAAACCTTCTTTCTCATTATTACTAGTATAGTATACTCTGTTTTGATAACAATGTCAAGGAGTAAATATTTCCCTTATATTTCAAGGGTTTAGGGCAATAAAAAAGGGGGGATTTTCATCCCCCCTAAGACTTTAGCGAATCACCTGTCGAATCAGAACACTTCAAGTGAGAGAGAGAGGAGTAGTGTTCCGTTCTCATCATTACAACTTCATTACCAAGTCTTTAATCATAGTACCCTAAAAGTACCGTATTGTCAAGAAGTTTTACTTACTTGGATTATAAAATTCATCATTCCAATAAAATGCTTCTTTTACAACAGCCGCTGAAAGTCCTTTGTAGACTTGATGTAATTTTTTATCTTTAGCGGCAACCACCACTTCTGCCTCACCTTGAGACAGACCTTCCAATATCTGAACGAACATATTTTCTTTCTTCCATTGGGGTGTTTTCGTGTCTGCACCTTTAATGAACCGCCACAACTTCTTCGACTCTTGGAAGAGTTGAGTGTGTTCAGTTCCTTCTGGTGCTTCGTTCTTGTTGTAAGGAACGTCACCTTCTGGTACAATCCATTCGATGTTAGGGTCAAAC